CGTAGCAAAATTTGTATACTTGGATTCAACAGAGAAGTACAATGGTGAGGATACTGGAAAGTACACCTTAACTGTTGGTCTTACCGATAAGGAAGCACAATCTCTGGAAGATGCAGGTGTAAAGGTTCGTACATATACTGACCAGGATACTGGTAAAGAGATTAAGATTCGTAAGTTCTCTACACAGTACAAGTTGCAGGACAATATGATTCAGACAGAGAGTGGCGAAACAATCGGTACTGACTTTGGTGCTGGCTCTGATGTTCAGGTCCTATGGAAAGCAGGTAAGAAACACCCAACACACGGTGTAGCTACTTACTTAACAGCTATTAAGGTAGCTGATGACCACGAGCCTGGGTTCAAAGGTGCTAATGAGGAAATCTCTGAGTTCCTAACAGCATAACACTGTTATGTCAGAATTTGTACGACACGAATCGTGCCTAGGGTGTGGTTCTAAGGACAATCTGGCTAGGTATTCTGATGGTCACGGTCATTGTTTTGGCTGTGGCTATTGGGAACCACCTACAGATGGGAGCTATAATGAAAACTACATAGAGGAGGAAGCATTGGAACAACCAATACAGACCAAAGGTTTCACGGGAGCAATACCTGAAAGAAACATCTCAAGGAAAATCGCTACTAAATATGGTGTGCGTATATCCCACGGAGAAGATGGTAAAATCAATAAACATTTCTACCCTTACTATGACCAAAAGACTGGTGACCTAGTCGGTTATAAAGAGAGAGATGTAGCAACAAAAGGTTTCGGTATCAACGGAACAAATAAAGGTGCTGGTCTATTCGGACAGCAGGTATTTAAAGAAGGAGGTAAGTACCTAACTATCACTGAAGGTGAGCTTGATGCTCTGTCTGTCAGTGAGATGTTCGATGGTAAGTGGGCTGTAGTCTCACTAAAGAATGGTGCTAGTGGTGCATTAAGAGATGTCAAAGATAACTTAGATTACATTGAGTCATTTGATAATGTAGTCTTATGTTTTGATAATGATGATGCAGGTAAGGACGCAATCAAAGCAGTTAGAGATGTTATATCACCTAACAAACTAAGGATTGTCACCTTACCACAGAAAGATGCTAGTGATATGCTTATGAATGGTAACATTAAAGACTTCACTGAAGCCTGGTGGAATGCTAAAGGCTACACACCTGCTGGTATTGTTAGAGGTGAAGATACCTGGGAACATCTACAGAAAGATGAGAACCTAGTCACTGTCTTATACCCTTGGCAGGCATTGAATGAAGTAACCTATGGATTCAGACAGAAGGAACTGGTGACCATTACTTCAGGCAGTGGAATGGGTAAGTCTTCAGTGGTGAAAGAACTAGAAGCTCACATCTTAAAGGAAACAGATGACAACCTAGCTATCATTCACTTAGAGGAATCAGTAGACAGGAGTGTTAAAGGCTTGATGTCTATCGAAGCTAACCTACCTATTCATATACCTAAGTATGAGGATATGTTAAGTAAAGATGAGAAGTATGCACTATGGAAGTCAGCAGTAGCAGATAAGAATGTATTCTTCTACGACCACTTCGGTAGTATGTCAGAGGACTCACTGTTGTCTGTCATTAGAACGTATGCTAAGAGCTTTGACTGTAAGTGGATTATCTTAGACCACCTATCAATCGTAGTTAGTAGTCAGGAAGGGATACAAGATGAGCGTAAAGCTATCGATGCCATTATGACTAAGCTGAGAAAGATAGTACAGGAGACAGGCGTAGGCTTATTCCTTGTATCTCATTTGAAGAGACCTATGGGCAAGGCTCACGAAGAAGGTGGACAGGTGAGCTTGTCAGAGCTTAGAGGGTCAGCCGCAATCGCACAGTTGAGTGACATAGTCATCGGCTTAGAGCGTAACCAGCAGGCTGATGATGAGAAAGAACGTAACACTACCACACTAAGAGTTATTAAGAATAGATTCTGTGGTCTCACTGGTAAGGCAGGTAGTCTGTTATATGACAAGGAGACAGGTAGATTAAAGGAGACAGTAGATGGACAAAGCTTATTTTGATATTGAAACTGATGGCTTAGATGCTACTAAAATACATTGTATCTGTGCTATGACAGATGAAGATGATACAATGACAAACTTTATAGGAGAAGATAGTTATGAACAATTTGAAGAATGGTTGGGCTTATCAGGTATACGAACGCTTGTTGCTCACAACGGCATTGGCTTTGACCTTCCTGTTCTGCGTAGGCTTAGTGGTAGGGACTGGGATTTTATTATACGAGACACTCTCATCCTATCAAGACTGGCTAACCCTTCCTTGGAAGGAGGTCACTCCCTAAAAGCCTGGGGTGAAAGGATACATAATCTTAAGGGTGATTATGATGGTGGTTGGGAAGAGTTTAACTGGGAGATGTTAGAGTATTGTCAACAAGATGTAAGATTATTGAAGGACCTATACCGTAGACTAGAGCTACAACTAGAGGACTTCGATGAACAGAGTATAGAGTTAGAACATAAGGTGGCTGAGATTATTCACCACCAAGAACAAACAGGAGTATTATTTGATGAAAGAAAAGGATATGAATTATTGGCAGAGCTTAAAGAAAAAGTTATATCGATTGTACTGGAAGTGCGTAAAGTATTTAAGCCCCTCCCTGTATGGAAGGCTTTGCAAACGCTAAAGAATCCCTATAAGAAAGATGGAACACCTAGTAAGGCATACCAGAAACAATTAGATAGAGGTGCACATATAGATAGTGATGGTGAGTGGGGATACATCGACTACCCTGAGTTTAACTTAGGTAGTAGACAACAGGTAGCTAGGTATCTCCAACACTTCGGATGGACACCTACTGAATGGACAGAGAAAGGTTCAGTGATTGTTAATGAGAAGGTACTAGAGGGTGTAGATATTCCAGAAGCTAAGATGATACTAGAATACTTCACTATCTCTAAGCGTGTAGCTATGGTACAATCCTGGTTAGAAGCAGTAGGTGATGACGGTAGGATTCACGGTAGAGTAAACAGTAATGGTGCAGTCACAGGTAGAATGACTCATAGTAAACCTAACCTAGCACAAGTACCAGCTGTCTATTCACCTTATGGTAAGGAATGTAGAGAGCTATGGACTGTGCCAAAGGGTAAGTGTCTAGTAGGTATTGATGCTAGTGGTCTTGAGTTAAGAATGTTAGCACACTATATGAATGATAAAGATTATACGGATGAGATATTAAATGGAGACATACACACAGCAAATCAACTGGCTGCAGGACTTCAATCTAGAGACCAGGCGAAGACTTTCATCTATGCCTTCTTGTATGGAGGAGGTGATGGAAAAATCGGGGAAATCGTTGGCGGAAAAGCGAAGGATGGTAAGAGACTTAAAGCAAAGTTCCTTGATAATACGCCTGCACTTAGAACTCTACGAGGAGACGTTGACAAAGGAAGCACAAAGGGTTGGCTTAGAGGACTAGATGGTAGGAGATTACACATCAGGTCATCACACTCAGCACTGAATGTCTTACTACAATCAGCAGGTGCTATCGTTATGAAGCAAGCATTGATTGTATTAGAAGAGTATGCTAAGGACTGGAAGATAGACTATAAGTTTGTACTTAATGTACACGATGAGTTCCAGGTAGAGGTTAAAGAGAAACAAGCAGAAACATTTGGGAGACTAGCAGTTGATTGTATCAAGAGAGCTGGTCTAGATTTTAATTTAAACTGTCCACTGGATGGTGAATATAAGGTAGGTAAAACGTGGGCACAGACACACTAGTCGATGACATCTATAAACTTATGGATACCAAGATGGTAGCTGAAGGTGTAGATGTAGAGAAAGTAATACAAGACTTCGGTGAGAATATGAAGTCAATATTAATTAATAACATCACAGCACACGAGTTTGATAAGAGAAAGCTACGTATGTCTAACATCGGTAAGAAGGATAGACAGTTGTGGTATAGTTACAACGGATACAAAGGTGAGGAGCTACAGCCACACGTATACATTAAGTTCCTATATGGACACTTGATTGAAGAGATGATACTAGCACTAGTTAAACTATCAGGACACGAGGTAACAGATGAACAGAAGAAGGTAGAGGTATCAGGTATCAAAGGTTCTATGGACTGTAAGATTGATGGTGTACTAACAGATGTTAAGTCAGCTTCAAGTTATGGCTTTAAGAAGTTTAAAGATGGCAGTCTAATTGATAATGACCCCTTCGGTTATGTCGACCAGATTAAAGGGTACGCCCACGCTGAGAAGACTACTGATGTAGGCTGGTTAGTTATGGATAAGACCTCAGGTCATCTAACATATCTTAAGTATGATATGGCTGATGAATCTAAATGGTACTGGACTAAGCTTAACTTCTTCTCTATCGTGGATAGAATCAAAAAGATTAAAGCGTTGGTGACTAACACTAAGCCACCTACTAAATGTTATGAGCCAGTACCTGATGGTAAGTCTGGCAATATGAAACTACCAGTAGGCTGTAGCTATTGTTCATTCAAACACGATTGCTGGGAAGGTGTTAGAACATTCATCTATTCTAATGGACCTAAGTATTTAGTTGAGGTAAATAAAGTACCTAGTGTTATGGAAGTAGATGCAGATGGTATAAGAATTAATAATGATAAGGAACAAACAGATGAGTTCTTCACCAAAGTATAGAAGTAAACTAGAGAAGGAGTGTCATCAACTACTAGGTCAGAAGGAATGGGAGTACGAACCACATAGAGTAGCATACACTATACGTAAGAACTATACCCCTGACTTTGTAAGAGGTGATTATTATATTGAGGTTAAAGGTTTCTTCAGGTCAGGAGATAGACAGAAGTATAGGTCTATCGCTGAACAACTTAAGTTTGAGGGTAAGCATCTCATCTTCTTAATGCCTAAGCCTAATGCTAAGGTAGCTAAAGGAAATAAGATTACCTATCGTGAGTGGTGTAAGAAGAATGACATACAGATATTTGGAACTAATGAGATTAAGGAGCTGAAAGAATGGACGAGAATGAAAGTGCAGTAATAAATCCAGACCATTATAAACAAGGTAAGATAGAGGTGATTGATTTTATCTTAGACCAGAAGTTTAATTACCTAGAAGGTAACATCATTAAGTACATCTCTAGGTACAAACATAAGAATGGACTAGAAGATTTAAGAAAAGCTAAGTGGTATATTAAGGAGTTGATAAGTGTTAACTCTTGAAGAACTTAAAGAGCGTATCTTAGCTGAAGGTTATGATGAGTGCTTGATATGTGAGGAACTAGAGCTGACAACTGAAGATATACTAGATGCTTTTGAAGATAGATTAATAGATAAGAGGAGTAAGTTTGATGACGATGACGATTGAAGCATTCATCTTATATAACATTGTTATGTGGACAGTAGGCTGGTACTTGTTGAAGAGACATAGCGAGCTAGAGTATGACAATGGATTTATGGATGCAATACAACTACATTCTGAAGGCAGGTTAAGTTATAATGTGGTGGAAGAAGGAGATGGCATTAACTTAATAACTATTGAGGTGACAGATGAGAAGTGAATACTTAGGTATTACTATTGATAGGACTAGAGACAAGCAGATGTCTGACCAAGCGAGAGAGCTGGTGACTGGTTACTATCTTAGAGGTAAAGAGAAGAGTCCACAAGAAGCTTACGCCAGAGCTTGTGTGGCATATAGTGATGGCGATTTAGATTTAGCACAGAGGTTATATGATGGAGTTAGTAATGGTTATTTTATGTTCAGCAGTCCTATTCTATCTAATGCTCCTGCTCCTAACGAGAAACCTACTGGTCTACCGATTAGTTGCTTTCTTAGTTACGTGCCTGATACTCTTGATGGTCTCATTAGTCATCAGTCTGAACTTGCTTGGCTATCAGTTAAAGGGGGAGGTGTTGGTGGTCACTGGGGTGATGTGAGACCAGTCAGCGATAAAGCACCAGGTCCTATACCATTCATTAAGGTAGCTGACAGTGCTATGACAGCTTATAAACAAGGACAAACTAGGAAGGGAAGTTATGCAGCGTACACAGACATCAGTCATCCAGACATTATGGAGTTCATCAACCTTCGTGTACCTACGGGAGGTGATGCAAATCGTAAGTGTTTCAATATTAATAATGCTGTTAATATTACTGATGCCTTTATGGATACTGTTATTTCTAATGGTGATTGGAATCTTACCAACCCTTCTAATGGTGAAGTGCGTGATACAATTAGTGCTAGGGAATTGTGGGAAAGATTATTAGAAGTTAGGTTTAGAACGGGGGAGCCATACCTTAACTTTATTGATGAAGCTAATAGACATCTCCCGAAAGAGTTAAAGGAGAGAGGTCTTGAAATCAAAGGTTCAAATTTATGCAATGAAATTCATCTACCTACAAGCAGTGACCGTACTGCTGTATGCTGTCTTAGTTCTCTTAACTTAGAGAAGTATGATGAATGGAAGGACACTAGTTTAGTTGGTGACTTGATTGTGATGTTAGATAATGTCTTGGAACACTTCATCAAGGAAGCACCCTTAGAGCTAACGAGAGCCGCATACTCGGCAGTTCGTGAGCGTAGCCTAGGGTTAGGTGCTATGGGTTTCCATTCGTACCTACAATCAAAGAATATTCCTTGGGAATCTGCATTGGCTACTGGTCAGAACTTAAAGATGTTCGACCATATTAAGAAGAAAGCATTAGAAACAACGATAGCATTAGGAGATACGAGAGGTGTATATAAAGATGGTGAAGGAACAACTGTTAGAAGGAACTCTCATCTACTTGCTATTGCCCCTAATGCTAATAGTAGTATTATCTGTGGGACTAGTGCTAGCATTGAGCCACTTAAGTCTAATGCTTTTACTCACCGTACTAGAGTGGGTTCGCACTTGGTTAAGAACAAGCACCTTGGCAAGATACTTGAAGAACATAGACTCAGACTTGGAGAAGGAGAGGAATGGTTAGAAGACCAGTGGCAGAATATAATCCATCACGAGGGTTCAGTACAACAGTTAGAATACTTAAGTGAGTGGGAGAAGGACGTATACAAGACTGCCTTTGAACTAGACCAAGAGTGGGTAGTAGAACACGCAGCACAGAGACAACCATTCATCTGTCAAGGTCAGTCAGTTAATCTATTCTTCCCTGCAGGTAGTGATAGAAGTTATGTTAATAGCGTACACTTGAATGCTTGGAAGAAGAAGTTAAAAGGATTGTACTACTTAAGAACTAACAGTGGTGCTACTGCTGAGCAAGTAGGTAAGAAGGTAGAGAGAGTTAAACTAGAAAGTTTCAAGGAGGAAGACGAATGTCTGAGTTGTCAGGGGTAGGAGTATTAGACGAAGCTGTAGCTTACAAACCATTCCACCATACGTGGGCTATGGAGATAGCTGAAGAGCACGAGAAGGTACACTGGGGTACGTGGGAAGTTAAGCTACAAGAAGATGTAGACCAGTGGAAGAGAGGTGATGTTACTGATGTAGAGAAGAACCACATCACACAGATACTAA